CACAGCAGAAGCTCACGGATTTCAAGCACTTTCCGACCTCACTGAAATACTTGCCTATAACACAACAGTTGCTAAATTCAACTTTGTAAGTGGATTTAGTTTTATAGGCTTTATGTTCTGCGTAGAAGGATCCATCTGGGCTATTCCCCGTCACTTTCAGCTCATGGGTCCCCTACGCACAATTGAAATCAGCGGTACCGTGTTCCGTCCCTTTGAACACCTAGTTACCGTTGCCTCAAATGAACATTTTTTCATTCACAACACCACCGACCGAGATCTTTCCTTTTTGCATATTCCAGGCATTCAACCCTACCGTGCCCTCACTAAGCACCTCCGTACCCGTAAACAAGCCGCGTCCCTTAACGGCGTTTCCGGAACTGCCAGAATATCACTCATAGATTCAGATCTAGTCGACGGCGTCTTTGGAGTAACATCCGAAGCCGTCATTCACCACCACGTCAACACAGCTATAGATAGCACACTCAAAGGAGTTAAAATTCTCGATTACACTGAAGTATATATAGCAAACGGCCTCCCGTCCACCGCAGGCCAATGCTCACTCCCCGTTATAACCACTAATTCAGCCATCGAGCGAAAACTCCTAGGAATCAACACTGGAGGATCTGAAAAATCCTCCATGGTTGCACCTATCTACACCGAAGACATAGAACTCATGCGCCAAAAGATTGAAGAAGTTCGCAAAACATCTCCAATCCACGGCGTAGCCCACTGTCCTATTGAATTCGCTGAAGCTCTTAAGATCCCTATTGCTCCCATTGTCGAAAAGCCCACCGCTGGTTATTTCGAAGGCATGCCCGTCTTCGCAACAATCGACAAAGGGGGAAATTGGCCTCAAAAGACTAAGCTCATCCCCACACCCGTCCACACTGGTCAACGTCGCAAAAAAGCTTTCATAGACCCACCATATGAAAAGCTAACCGCACCCGCCATGCTTCGTAAGCAAGGCGGAGGCGACGTTGACCCACTCTCACTCTCTTTCCGCAAGGAAAAAGGCCGCCGAATGTATTTTGGCTTAGATCTCTGTTCCCCTGACCTCTGGAAAGGAATCTTTACCAAATACTTTGACGGCTTCGAATATCGAATCCTCACCCTCGAAGAAGCTATCAATGGAATACCTCACCTAGGAAATTTCCATGGAATAGCCCTTGATACTTGTGCCGGCCACCCATTCGCACAATACCACTATACTCGAGGTGATCTCATTATTCGAGACTCACCCTACACTAACGTAAGTCTCTTCATCCTAGGGACTTACCCCTCACCTGATATGTTTGTAGATCGAACCACCCCCGGCCTGTGGGTCCACCCGGACCTGCAGACCGCAATCTACATGATATTTTACCATGCCAAACTCGGCCTTGTAACCCCTGCCTACTTTCTCTACTGTCTTAAAGACGAACTCCGCTCACTTCTAAGAGTACTCTTAGGTTACACCCGAGGCTTTGCCATGGGCTCCATCCACCACCTCATTTTTTGTCGAATGGTAATGGGTCTAATCATCTCCACCATAGAAAAGGGTGTCGACCACGACATCTGCGTTACAGCAAACCCCTATTCTTCTGATTGGACCCGTATGTTCGCCATACTCTCCTCATTCGGCAATAATTTTTGGTCGCACGACATAGACGGCTGGGATATTAACTTTTTCGTCCAAAAATTTTGTCCCGGCTTTCTTTACGCCATCCACCACTTCCTCCGCATCCCCTTATACTCTTTCGAGTACAACTGTCT